TCATCGCCCGCCCCCTCGACGAGTCCCCCCTGCCGCCCGCCCAGCTGGGTCGCGGCCCCCCCCCTCGCCAAGAGAGCCTTTATACGTGTTGCGGTAGAAGTCGTATGTAAGGCTTGGGGTTGACATTAAGCAGCCTTAGGCTTCAAGACACCAGCAGCCTTAGTTGCCTTAAGAGCAACACCACAGACGAATTCAACATCAACGTTCTTGACAGCACCTGGAGTGGTCCAGTCAGGAAGTGCAACGGTGAATGCGTTGTCACCCTTGAGAGTGATACCGTGGAAGCCGTCCATGCCAAGGCAAGCAGCATAGATAGAACCGTCAGTGATAGAGCCGTCACGAACCTCATGAATTGCAATGCCGTTGTAAGCCTTAACAACGTTGCCAGCAGTCTCTTTTGACTCAGTACCAAGACCGACAACACGGAGCAGTGCGTTCAGCTTAGTGTACTGAGCTGCGTTCATCATGAGCACGTCAGGAGTGCGCATGAGGTTGGAGAGCATGGTGTCAAGCTCCTCAAGGTAAGCAAGAGCAGCCTCCTTAGTGGTGACCTTGACATCAGTCTTAGAGGTCATCTCAGTAGAGGTGGTCTTCAGAGCAGCTGCAAGACCGTCAAAGCCATTTGCATCCTTGGTAGGAGCAAAGATGCTGGCGTTGAACTTGCGAGAGACTGCGTCCTTAGCCTGCTCCAGATACATCTCATAGAGGTCATCTGCAGCAGCCTTGGCAACACGATCCATCTGGAACGTAGAGCCAAGAATACCAAGAGTGGTAGTCTTCTTCTCAACGGTTGGCTCAGATGCGACTGGCTCAGCACCAAGTGCACGGAATGCAGCAGAAGATGGGGTCTTAACGCGCTTATAGCCGTAGACCAAGTCAGAAGTGCCAGAAGCATTCATGCAGTTGTCGAAGGTCAGCGCACCGAGCAGATAGTTGTCAGTGACAAGCTCATTGATGAAGCCCTGCGTGAGCTTATCGCCAGAGTTAGTTGCAAGGGTAGCGAGATTAATCATTATTTTCCAAGTCCTTCCTTAATGTTGCGAGCAATGCCAGAAGAGCTACCAGCGGGCTTGCCGGTAGTGTTTACGCTCTTTGGCTCAGACTGGAAGAGATATGGCTTAGCTTCTTTAAGCTTAGAAACGTCACCCTCTAGAGCAGCAAGAGCAGCTCTACCAAGCTCCAAGTCAATGCAGCCAGCAGAAGTAAGCTTTGCTTCTACTTCTGCCTTCTCCTTGGCTTCCTGTGAGTCTTTGAGCTGCTTCTCAATGGCAGAGATACGCTCATCAGAAGAAGCCATAGACTTCTTCGACTCTGCGAGCTCTGCTTCTAGCTCCTTGATACGCTTCTCACGGTTAGCCAAGTCACGCTCTAGCTTGTGGGTGTTGACGTTTGTGCTTGTGTCCTCGCTTGCAGCAGAGTCATGGGAAGATGCTTCCTCTTCTGCTACTTGGTCCTGGGACTGGTTTTCCTGCGTAGAGTCTTGGGTGTCAGAGTCTTTCTTTTCCTCTGTGACCTCGTCTGGTGCAGGAGATCCATTACGATGCATAGACCAAATCCTTTCAGTCAATCGCAGGTCCTTTTCCTGCGCTGAAAGAATTGTCTGTGAGTGTTAACAGCTAAAAGAAAACCCCGTTTGTAGCGGGGTTAGGAGTTAAGCTTTGTATTCTGGGTGGCGTTTGAGCCATTTCTCAAAGTCTTTTGGAGCAAGAAATCCTTGAGCAATTTTCCTCAAGTCTTTTTCACCTTTGCGCTTAGCGATTCTTTCAACCCAATCATCTGGAGTTGAATGAACCATGATAGGCGTTAAAACATACGCTTCTTGCATTCTATTCTCCAGCTGCCGTAAACGAATAGGTGTACCCATATATATTAGCATTCTCTGAGAACCATTTATGCATCAATTTAGCTTTTTCCTCTCTTTGCATCTCGTTGAGCTTACTTTGCGGGAATCCGTTAAATGGTGTCTTCCCCTCCTTTTCAGCCCAGTCATAAACAATGTCAAAAGCATCTTCTTCAGCTTTAAGTTCAGCAGCCCTTGCAGCATCATAAAATTCCATTGGCTTTGAGTTCTCTGTTCGCTCAATGTGATACGTTCCCTCATGACAAATAGCTGTATGCGATATCAAATTTGCGTGTGTTAGATGGTATATATCACCTGTGCCATCCGCTCCTGTTGAGAAAGTACCGCCATACTCATGAGGGTGAGTGTGCGTGGCTTGCAGGTCTTCCCATTTATAACCTTCAGGCAAGATAAAAGTAATGGAAGTTCCTCTGCCTGTAATAACATCTCCAATTACATTGCCATCTTTGTCTAAGATTGCGCCATACTCATTTGTAAAGCCCCAACTATTACTGGCGAACTCACTGCCTGTTGTAATTGCACTAGCTGTATATGCCTGTGGTGCTCTCAACGCCCTAGGCTGCTTGCTTACTGCCCAGGCACGCTCTCGCTCATAGTCACGGCGCAGATGATTGTCATGTGTGAACTGACGCAGCTTGTCTTGCAGCTCACCAAGTCTAATGCGCTGCTTTACCGCGTCAGCTCTCACCTCTTGAAGGTAAGAGATCTCTCTTTTCTGGCTTCTAATGAGACGCTCATATCTACGCTGTTTCTGCGTGGCTGCGTAGTACTCGTCACTTGTCATGCCTGTGATGCGCTCTTGCTCTGAGTAGTCCATGTCTGGCAGTTGTGAGTAGCCAGGAACATAAGGGGTCATGTAGTGGTAGCAGTTATGTGTTACAATAGAATTAGCAAAATACCAGGCATTTTCTGTTGAAAGGTTGTATACATGCCCAGACCACATCCGAGTATCAACACTGATGATCTCATCAGGCTCTACAATGAAGGGGCTTCTATCAGAACTATGAGAAAGCATTTCAGATGCCGGGATAGGATTATCGCCAGCGAACTCAAAGCTCTTGGCTTGAAGACCGATAGACGTAAGAAGAGTGTTGATATCGAACGTGTCGTTGATCTTTGGAATAAAGGGTTCAATAAAACTGTTATCGCCGAGCAGCTTGGTGTTTCCCAAACGATGATTACTAATAGGCTTAAGGAACGTGGAATTCTCCCGCAAGATAGGCGAATGGCTACCAAAACTAGAATGGCGAGATGTTCTCTGGAAGAGAGAAGAGCTCTTTGTAAACATGCACAAGACGCCGTAAGAGGTAGTAGGAAAACACATGCTGACCTTTGTAAGAGAGCTAGAACCAAAGCCAATATTGGAAAACCTGGAAGCATTGAAGAGGCTCGCCTCGGAGAAATGTTTAAGAGCCTTGGAGTCAGCGTTTCTCATCAATTTGCTATCGACAAATACAATGTCGACATTTTGATTTTTGATTCCGTCGTTGTGGAAATCAGTGGTAGACCCAAGAAAGGAGTTGACGCCGAACGTATCCCCGAGCGCGTTAAACTCATTCTTGATAGAGGGTTCTCTCTCATACTTGTTTGGTCTAACACCAAGTGGCATCCCGTCACTATTGACACGGCTAAATACATAGTCTCCCTTGCTAAGCTTATTTGCAGCAACCCATCCATGAGGGGTAAGTATTGGGTGATTTGGGGTGACAGTAAGGTTATGACCGAGTGCCGTCCGTATTGTGACAATCTCCCCGGAATACTTACGCCTATAGGCTGCTAAAGCGTTAGGACCTGATACTTTTGTATCGCCAACAACACAGTTAGCACCGCACAGTCCTGTTACCGTGCCATAGCCTGTGGCATCGACAAGAGAGGGATACTCAGTACTTCTACCGCTCCTGGAATACACTTTGCCTTGCCATTCTGCATGGCTTGGACGTGCTCCAAAGTGAGCGTCAACAAAGACCAAGTCCCATTCCCACTCATCCATACGCTGCATGAGTAGGCGGTTTCTCGCTTGGTTAGCCTGGGAGACAATGTGGCGTCTTAGAGCTGCATCAATCGTTGTCTTAGTGCCACTGATGTAGTCAATGGTCTCTAGTCCAGAGTTGGCAAGCCGTGTAACTCCACGCTCCATAACTACTCGTGTTGGTTCTCCCGCTTGATGACGGGCGATTGCTTCAGCGGTTACGTCATACCACAGCGCTGCTTGGTCTTTAGCAAGAGCAATGTTTTGACGCTCTAAGACCTCATTCATACCTTGCGCCGTCTGAGCAGCGATGATAGTTGCTAGGTTGGTCATATGACGGCGTGAGCCCATTGCTCGCACAAACTGCCCCACGAGCGCGTCATCAGTCTTTTTGAGTGCAGTCTTTAGGACCTCACGTGTTTGCTTGTCGATTGCGGGGCGGTACTTGTAGTAGATCGCTAGAGCTTCCTCACGAGAGAGCCTAGAGAGACGCTCAAAGTCTGCAATCTCTCTTCCTCTTATAACTGCGCCATTGGTGCGTACTACCTCATCAAGCAGGTTGAGAAAGAAGTATGAGAGTTCCTGTACATAAGCAGACTGTGCGCCCCCTACGAGACGCACAGCGATTTCTTCAGTCGGTTTCACAGCTACTCACCAAGGTCTGCGTCAAGTGCGACACCGCCAGTCTCGCTGGTAAATGCCTTTGCGTCTTCCTCACTCATACCTTGGTACTTGACGAGGTATTTCCACTTGGGGCAAAGACCACGTGCAATGTCATCTTTCATCATGTCACGGTCTGCTTTGTCATCTGAGATAACCGAGTCATCCCACAAGATGTCAACCGGTACAGGCTCATCTACTCTGTAGCCGTTCATTGCGCACTCAGCAGCAAACGTGCCCTGGACAAGATCTCTTACTGAGTTCTCAATAGAGTGCTCATGCTTTCTGATTGTTCTAATAAGCGTTGCGTTAGTGCTTACAACCTCTGTTGCAGTCTTGAGTCCTTGTCCCAGCGTGAATGACCAGTATCCAGCACCAAAGCCAGTTCTAAAGCCCAGGACAGCAAGAGCATTGTTGAATGCGGTAACCATGTCATCAATGTGCGTGTCAGGGTTGTAGACCGTCATTGGAGACTCTGCGCTAATGCCAGCAGAGATTGGCGCAAACATGATTTGGTCCATAGTGTTGACAAACTTGGCTTTACCGTCTTTGTCACGCACGATGGCTTGCTCGTCTACAACCATCTTTGGCAGTGAGACTCTTACCTGCCAGTACATCTGGTTGAATGCTTCATCTACCAGTCTGCAGGAGTCGCAGATATCCTCAATGACAGATGCACCCAGTGGTGTGAGCTCGTCATGAGCGTTGTACTTGGCTGGCTTAACAAGCGCATAGGTTGGCAGTGGTTGCTTGGTATCGACAAAGCCTGTAATACCTTCAACCTCAACAGGTGTAATGCGGTTCTGTGAGTTAAAGAGCAGCGTCTCAATTACATGAGACTGTGTCTCCTGGTTGAAGTACCTAAGCTGTAGCTGGTCGTAGAGCTTAGAGTCCACAGTCACCTTAGAGATAAACGCACAGCCATCACCTAGAAGCGGGATAATCTGCCACGCCTTCATAGAATCAATGCTGGTTGAGACGTTGCCCTCATAGCCGTGGAAGTTTGCTACCCAGGCACCAACACCTAGTGCAAAGACGGTGCTGATGAACTCTGCTTGCTCATCAACAAAGTTAGGAATCGTGCGCTCTAACCAGTCATTCACTACGTCTTCAGAGCTTGAGAGGATTGTGCCTTCGTTCATAATCAGACTTGGAATCTCACTTGCAACCATAGAAGCTGGACTAATTGAGAGCCTGTCATACGAGTCAGCACCGTTGTTAATGATGTAAGGCTGCTTGTAATACTCGTTGTCGTGCGTAAACCAGCCCCACCACAGCTGCTGGAACTTGTCCATTGATGTGTCAGGCGTAAACTTACGCTTCTTTAGGTATCTAAGTGCCCATTCTGGCTTTTGGATAGTAATCTTTGACAAGGTGAGACCCCTTCTCTTTACGTCAAGCTTCTGTCATTGATAAGCGTCATACACGCATAACGCACAGCGTCGATAGTGTGGTTATCAGCGTCTGGCAACTGCCCTGTGAGCTGGTTGTCCTTTGTCATTACATATGAGTAATTGCTGAACTCTCTTGCTGCAGTTGTACAGCTGGAGTCAATCACAATCTTTGCGCGGTATTGCAACCACTTGATTGAGTTGTGGATGTTGTGCGCTCCTGTCTTAAGAGCACCACGAGCGTTAATGCCATTAGCCTTAAAGTCAGCAATACTTTTTGGCTCTGCTGAGTCGCACCATACTGTGGCATACGGTTCAGCGTCTTCAATAACGTCTTCACCGTCTTTGAGCGCGTTGCCAAGCTTTTCGCTTACAAGCTCAGCGGTATCTTGGTTAGAGAGTCCACACTTCACAAACTCGTCCAGGATGTAGAGCGTGCGAGTCTTTGTGTCATAGGCAATCTTGACCCATGCGAATGGATCTTGGCTAAAGCCCCAGTCAACGCCATAGTAGTGGTACTCCAGCTCTTTGCGCTCCTCGTGTGTGATGTCTCTCACCTCAACACGAGTGAATACCTCAGAGCCAAAGCCTACTTGCTCACCTAACCACTCATGGCGATATGCTTCCTCGTCAAGCTCTTTAAGTGCTTCAGCGTCCTTGCGTACCTGCTCTGGTATCCACTCATGTGGCACATCTAGGTAGCTTGACTCAATGACGCGCTCCGGGTGAGTCGAGAGCATGGTAGAGACGTGTTCATTTACCCAGGCGTCGCGAGAACGTGGAGGGTTATGGTCAAAGAAGCGGAAGTACACAGAGCCTTCTGGAGCGTCACGAGTGACAGACTGCATAACGGTTCTGAGTTCACCCCAGCCATTGAACTGGTCAACCTCAGAGAACCACTGATAGGCGTAGTACGTTCCATTTGGTGCCTTGATAGCCTTTGTCTTCTGCGTATGGTCACCACCTCTGAAGGTGATGACTTGACCAGTTGCAGGGCGCGTGAGCTTGTACGGGCTCTTAGACGCTCTCCATTCATCGCGAATGTTGAGCTTGTCAATTGCCCAGAGCATCTGCTCGAATACACCGTCTCCGATATCCTTGCCAATCTTGGGCATGATGAACGCCGAGCGGTCCTTATGCTCCATAAGACCTTGCATGATCTCTAGAGAGACCGTGGAACTCTTCAAAGAAAAACGCCCTCCCCTTAGCCACCATTCACCTCCCACATCCTGTGCGATTGCACGATGCAGTGAGAGAAACGGTGGTGCTAAGAGAAGGGCGAAGTCTGCCACGAATGGCTTCTCTTCTTCTTCCACATCTTCTGGAATTGCGTCAAGTAGCGTCCTGCCAATTGAAGAAATGGCAGTGACTGCAGTCTGATTCACGCCTGAGTCGGCAATAGACTCTTGCGCCATTGCAAACGTTTTACCCATGCCATTTAAGACTTGAGCACGGGTGATAGTAACTTTCTTTGAAGCGCGTTCTTGTAAGTCTTGAAGCCTTGCCTTTATCTTGCTGTCAGCTTCGAGCCTGCAAGCAGCTTGGTCAACAGTATCTGGCTTCCACTTTGAGCGATGAGGATAAGCTTCCAGCATTGCCTGTCGCTGGCTCTTTCCAGCAACTCTAGCGAGCACATACTTCTCATGATTTGCGTTTGTGAGTGGTTGCGTCTTCAATGCGTCTGACCTTTGCTTTTCGCTCCTTCTTCCTCTTCATCTTAAAGGCAAGCTGACGCTCCAAATTCTGCTTGCGCTCAAGCTCTTGCGTGTGCTTTCTCAAGTACTCACGCTCATCAAGCGCACACTCTTTGCAGAGCCCCCAACGCTTAGCATCCTCTGCGTCAACCCACACAGGGTGCTGCCCACACTTCTGGCATAAAGGCACAATGCCTTCTGTGCGATACCTTCCATAGCGGTGGCGCACCATGGTGATTGCTTGCACAGAATGCGTAGGAATCAGTTCGTGGAGTTCCTTGGCAGTCATGGAGGGGTTTCGCCAGAGCGTCTCAAGCTCTGACCAAGTCCAGGACTGGTATGTTCGTCTCCCTCTTCTTGAAGATGATGAAAGAGATGAAACATTTATTTCATCTCTACTCTTACGCTTGCTCATTGAGCTTCTCCCTTTGTGTAAAAAGTCGATACGCATGGTTACAAACCATCTGTGGCTCACGTTCGAGCTTACTTGAGAGCGTCTCCAGGATTGCAACAATGAGTGCGTCTTCTTTCTCGCTCCAGATTCTGTGTGAGCGTGTGAGACTTGTCTTGCTTTGAAGTCCTCTGCTCCTTGCAAACACTTTGATATCCGTGATTGAGCGGTTAGGCATAAGGCGTTTGAAGCCTGACCATGTAGGTCCATGCTTTGGCACTTCTCGCTCAATGATTGCAATCTCTGCGTCTGTGAAGGGGGAGTGATCTAGTTCTTCATAGCTGCGTCTGAATCCATTCACTTAAGCTCACCTCTTTCATAAAGAGAGCGAGTCATTTCTGCTCGCTCTCTCAATGCCATCTTTTCTAGTTCTCGCTCCGACACGTTTGGAGCTTGTGCGTTTCGCTTAAATATCGCTTTCTCGCTATCTGAGAGACACGCTAAGGCGCAAACTCTCTTATCGTCAATAACTCCAGCCAAGGCACACGTAGAAGCGCACTCAGAGCCTGTGAAGGGGCATAGAAGATATTTAACCTGCTTAGGCAATAGAAACACCTCCGTTCTGAATAAATGTTGAATAAGCTCCTTTGAGCTTTGCGGGCACTAAAATGCCAGTTCTACCTGCTTTGTTCTTAACTGTGTGCAGTGCTACCTCTTTGAATTGAGGAGTATCAATCTCACCTTTTGTGAGTATGAGTGCTGCCCAGGACGCATAACCCACAACTCCAGAGCCACGGAACCAGTCGAGCGATGGTTCATCCTTTGCATCAAGCTTCTTCAGACTTGAGAGCACAAGGAATGGTATTTGCGTATCGAAAGCAAGCATTTGAAGATTGGTAGCAACTTGAGAGACTCGTGTGTATTCCTGCTTGTCAATATCTGGAGTGCCTGTCTGATACTGCTGAATGTAGTCAATGATGACAAGGTCTGGCTTATCGCCGTCTGCCATAACGGTGCGTACGATCTCTTCAATTCCTGTAGTGGTTGCTACGTTGTCGATGATGGCAAGGTTCGGTGCAACCATATCCTCGTAGATTGCAGCGTCAGCAAGTACAGTGTTAGAGTGCCGGGCATTGAACGCATACGCTGATAGGTTCTGGAGTCCTTCTGGCAACTGTAATTCTGTGCCTGGACCCTTAATGACTGTGGACCATTCAAAGGGGACAACCGTGAGCCCTTGACGCTTGAGTCCTTGATTCTTCACAGACCAACAACTCATTGAGCGTGCGGTGATATTGCCCCATGTATCGTCCAGGGTGAAGTAGATTACGCGCTTGCCATCTTGTGCCACTTCTGTTGCGATATGAACTGCAAGACTTGATTTACCCGTAGAAGCTACACCACCAAGAATTGTGAGTCCTGGCATAAGACCGCCTGAGAGCGCATCATCTGCGATTGTGTGCGTCTTTAGTGGCTCTTTGGCTGCCAAATAACATTCAACATCCCAGCCATACTTTGGGCGGTTTAAGTTGCGCAAATATTCAAACGTCATTTGTGCTCACCTTTACCCTCATTGTTTTCCCAGTAGCTTGCAACACGCTCTTCTGGTGTGAGGTCATCAATAACCGCTCTCATCATCAAATCAAAGTCAGGGTCAGTCTCATAGATGTAGTCAAGCGTGCAATCCTTCTGCATGGCGGTCGCCGAGCGTTTAGCGAAGGCGTAGACCGCCATGACTGAAAACTTTTCTTCTCCGTATACGTAACAAGTAAGAGAGAGATTCTTTAAGGAATCTCTCTTACTATCTGTATTCTGATGTGTGTTGTTAGAGTAGGGTTTAACAACACACCCCTGTGTTGTAGAAGTAGGGGTTTGCAACACACCCTGTGTTGTTTGAGTAACACACCCCTCTGCAATCCACCAAAATGTTCTTTTAGGTATTTCGCCACTCGGAGTTGAGCCAACTTCAATGAATAGTTCATTGTCTTTACAGAACTTTAGAAACAGTCTTGCTGCTTCATTTGTGACGCCACAAGCTTTTGCTATTGTTCTAAATCCAAGCTTAAAAGTTGGCTGTTCGCTTCCTCTTAAGTTTGAATAGCAGAAGAGCAACATCTTTCTTCTTTTAGATGCTGCTCTTCCTTGGAACATATCCATGCAGTCTGCTAGATGGCACGCAGCTGTAGTGTCCAGCTTTGCCCATCCGAGACCATCTGTGTAATCAGCCACGTGCCACCTCCTTCCTTACCTCATAGCTTCTAGAACGGAATATCCTCGTCTGCAAGCTCAACGGCAGGTGTAGGAGCGTCAATGACTGCATTAGCTGCATTGTCACGTGCATCTTTGACTTCATCAGTCTCGTAAGGCTCTGCGAACTTAGCATCAAAGTTGCCTTCTGCAGCGTCTTTGCCAGGGATAAATGCGTTGATATCAACAGCTGTCTTAACCTTGCCCTCGCTGTTGACGTAAGAGCGGTGACGGATGACAACTCCGAGCAATTTACCAACAAGTGTCTGCTCTGCGCCGTCTTTGTCCTCATAGACGAACTTCTTGGCACCCTTGCCCTGGGCGGTATTCTCAACTGCTTCTGTGAGTGCCTTGTAGCGTTGCTTGCCAAAGTTAGTGGTGCCTGTGAAGTAGATGCGGAAAGAGTGTCTCCAGTCGTTTGTAGTGTCTGCAAGATCTGCTGTGAAAAGAAATGACTTAGTCTCGCCGTTCCAGATGTCATAGACGAACTCAAGGTATGGCTTTGTCTCGTTCGTGTGGTCCTTAACACGTACAATTTTTGCAACATATCCGCCCGGCTCGAGCATAGAAGAGCCACCGCCGTTGGATGCGACTACCTTGTCAAAATTACCGAATGCCTTCATGATTTTCTCCTTAAAATAGTGGATTAAATAAATAGGGAATTAAGCAAGTTGCTTCATATCCCAGTACGCACGAATAGTGCTATCAACCTCTTTGAGGTCGTTGTCAATTACGAGCTCATCGAACATTCCCATAGGGGATTTGGCAGGCGTTGAGCCGTCTGTCTGTGTGATGAAGTGATATCCTGTGTCATCACGTTCTGTAATGAACACGATTGGAAACATTCCCTCAATGCAAAGCTGGTTGTCTAACATCTTGCCAATGGTCTTTGGCTTCAATCTCCCTGCATCGTCACAGTCAGGGTGCATAAAAAAGTAAACGATTGTGTCATCGTTTGTGTTATTGGCAGCTTCCAAGAGTTGCTCAAAGTCAACTGCCATAGACGTGAACTTGTCGTAGCCCTTCTCATTAGCCTTAGCAAAGCTTTGGAACGCCATAAGGTAGTTCGCATCATCGACTACATACGCTTTGAGCTTGTTAGCCTTGAGAGACTGTTTCATTTGAGCGTATGTTGGATGATCTATTTTGCTCATCTTCCCACGGAAGGGAAGTGGCTTTCCTGCTACGTTGAAAATGCCAATCTCGCCAGGCTTAAAGTTTCTGAGACTGGTTGACTTGCCTGTGCCAGAGTGTCCTAGTACGAGCACTGATACTCCCATGATCTACTCTTTTCTGTTGTCATAGAGTGTGATTTTTAGACCGATTAAAAACATCGCTGAAAACCAAAGACGAAAGATTAAAACTTGTATTCCTTCTCAGGGTGACCCGCTTCGTGGTATTTGCCATGCAAGCCGTTAGCTCTGACGCACTCCATGAACGCTGGCATGCGTGACTCATAGACGCAGACATATTCGTGGTAGAACTCCACGTATTCTATGCCAGGAGCTGTTGTGTGCTTCATGGTTGGCTTACGTTGGTAGAAGTCCCATGCGGTCGAGTGGACCGCATGGAACTGAGCTGGTGTGTACGTGTAAAGCCCAAAACAGACCGAGTCATAGTCAATGCGCCAAATTCTTATGAGTCGCACATCTTCTGCGTTGGGCTCAACGTACTCAGTTGGCTCTAGCTGCTTCATGTGACTCAGCTTCTTCATCTAACGTAAAGCCAATGTTTGCTTCTTCTTTGGTGGGATAGTAGCGAGAAGCATGGTTGCAGTAAGGGCATCTGATGCGCCAACCATGCTCATCGTGTTCAAGTTCAAAGGCTGTGTCACCCCAGCCTTCATTGAGACATTTAGGGCAACCCATTAGCACCTCTTCATATAGCATCCTTTGAAGCGTCTCCACTCAAGGATTAAGCCAATCGCATTAGCCTTTCTTGAACCGTCGTATCCGAGAGTGATACCTTCGTCCTTTGCAACTGCCTTGATTTCCTTCATCGTCATCTGTTCGAGACGCTCTCTGTCTTCTGCTTCTGTTGTCATTAGTCCCTCTTTCTGACAAACCTGCTTGTGAGGATGAATGTGAGCGCAACCGTTCCAACTCCAGCTGCAACCGCAATAACTGCGTCATCTCCCGTTGCTGGCAGAGCTGCTTTCTTAGCCTTCTTTACTTTCTTTGATGGCTTTGTTGGCTCAGGCTTAGGCTCAGGCTCTGGCTCGTTATCTTGTGGAGTAGGCTGTGGCTGTGGTCCTGGATTAGGCTCTGGAGTTGGCTCTGGAGTAGGCGGAGTCTCTGGCTCAGTTGGCTGAGGACGGTTATCGCCATTGCCATTACCGCCAGAATCGGCTGCAACGTATGTCCAGACACTCGAAGCCTGCTTCTCAGCTGAGTAGAGCGTAATGGAGTTCTTAATGCGTGGATTCTTAGTGGTGCGGTAAATGAGGAAATACTGCTCACCGTTTGCCATTGCATTGTGGAGGTTCAGAGTGAATGTTGAGCCATTGATGGTTGGCTCATCGATTTGCACTGGATTCCAGCCATAAGAGTCATCGATTGCTCCATACTCGTCCATGTGAACGCGGTAGAGCTTGAAAGAGCCAGGAACGTAAGAGCCAGCTTCGATTGAGTCTTCCAGGATGACATTGGTGAGGTTCATCTGGTTGACGTTCAGACGCACCTTCCATTCAATGGTGTCTGCGTCTGTGTCGGCAACTCCCCACTTAGCAATAACCTCACCCGTGAGAACATTTGGACGCTCAGTGTGAACTGTGAAGCTTGCAACTTGACCAGTTGAGGTCTGGACGATATGCAACTCTTCATGATCTAGTCCGTTATCTTCGCCAATCCATGTTGCAAGCCAGATAGAACCCTTGATGTTGTCTTTACCTTCAACATAGTTGGTAAAGGTGACATGGCATGTCTGAGTGAGTGGGTTAATCTCTGCAACCGCGCAAACCTCACCGTCTGGCGTGTAGAGATTGAAGCTTGTTGCTGCGTCATCTGGGAAGCGCAGGAATGTTGGAAGCTCGATATCGAATGAATCGCCGTTGTGGAGTTCTTGCCCTGTTGCATCCCAGTTGATATTCATGTAGAACTTAGAATGCAAGCCAACTGAGTTGACTGGCTGCTTCTCTAGGTTGGTTACTTGAAAGCTTGTGAGCTGGACTGGTACCGTCTGAGCCTGTGCAGTGCCTGGAACAAATACCAGCACCGCAAAGACAGCAACAGCCAGCCATTGAAGAAGTTTCTTCATGGTTAAAGCCTTTCTATTTGATTTTGAAAAATAGGGAATTAAATAAATACTGATTTATTGCAGAAGCTCGTGGCTTCCCGCAATGAACGCTGCGAGCGTCTCAAGCGTCATCGTGACGTAGGTATCACCAAAGCTTTTCTCGCCTGTTCCTTTGCGCTTGTGCACTACCAAGCCGAACTCTGCGTCAGCGTTGCCACGTTCAACCTCTGCTTCTTTGAGCCACTTTGGAAGCTCCATGCGTGTGCAGTTCTTGCACTCTACGACTACCGGAAGACCTCGGAAGAATACCCCTGCGATGTCTCCTCTGTCATGTATGCCAGCTGTGGTTCTGCGCTCAATGCTAGCTCCTAAGCGTGAACTAAGGTATTCTGCGACTTGACGCTCAAATGCTGTGCCCTTCTGTTTTTGTTTGCTCATAGCAACCTCAAAAGAGCAATATCAAGAGTGTTCCATGAACACTGAACAAGCCTGTAATCGGTCAAGTCAATAACGTTCATCCCACAGGCGAGCGCAATATCATGTTCAAGTCTTGCCCCTTTGGAGATATGCCATCCGGGTAGCATCATGATTACTTCATACTGCGCTAGCGCAGTAACGCAACGTTTCATCGCCTGCTCATAGTCAAGGCTGTCTGGGATTTGTGAAGCAGGATTAAAGATCCGTGCAGCGTCACACATTCTGACAAGTTCCTCAACAAATAGGAACAAGCCTTTATAGTTATTTATCCCTGTAATTGGTCCGGATAAATAGACTTTTTTGCCTTTGACTTTATCGCTGATGTCTTCACCATCGGTCAAGTACGCAACCTGCGCAAGCTTCTTAACTGCTTCAGCTGCTTTGTCGCTGTTATTCATCGTTCCTCCTTCCATGCGAGCTTCTTGTAATGTGCGATTGCTGCGTTAAACTCTTTCTCGCAATCTTGCAAGGGAACGTAATTAAACTTATAACCAGCACTCAAATATCCGACAATGCACTCATGCTTTGCTTTTAACGCTCGCAAGTACAGTTCATCTACTGTTGGTTTGCGTTCAACCATTGCAACGGGAATGCGGTAGTTGTTAGGCTTCATCACGCACCATCCTCACGCCACAGTTAGGGCAGTATTTTGGTGAATACTCCCAATCATCCCAGTCGATATATCCATCTGAGGTCTCCGGATGCTCTGAGACATGCCCCATAAAGCTGCATCTTGGGCAGCGGAAAATGTCTCTTGGATCATAATTATCGGCACAGTCAGCTGGTACAAGCTCTTCTGTAGAAATTGTTGCCAAGTCTACGATGGTCATTTTTGGCACTTTGAGCCAATTAGACGGAATTGCTCCGCATGCAGGACAATTTCCTTTATGCCTTAGACGGCGTCTCGTTCTATAAGTCATCTCTTACCACCCTAGCACCACAGGCGGGGCAGTAATTAGGAATAATGCCACGGTCGTATCTGAACACCTCGTCACACTCATGACAATGACAAGCTACTGTGTCCTCGTGCGTTCCAGCAATCTCTTCCATATATTCCTCTGTGTCATCGTCACCGTTCCCGTATTCCCAGCTCATGTGACATGTAGGATCGATTAAGTCAGCTAAACGGTCGAAGAAAGCTTTACGGTTAATAACCTTGCTTATGCCAATAATATCTTTTACCGTTACAAACACTGCAGCACCACTGCAGCACGAACCTCTGAGCCTTTCTCCAGCTTGGCGCAGCTTCTCTGCTACTTCTTGACGGTTAGTCATCGCTATCACCTCTGCCGTTTAACGCTTCGATTAGCCTGTCGAGTGACGCAATGCATTCATCCATAGACGAGATAACACGTTTAAGGACTAGGGACTGGGCTTCATGGAGTTCATCAAGTTCCTCAAATGTATATTCAACTTCTTGCTTAGTTAGCATTGTCATCACCTAGCTTCTCGAGCTGGTCAGCGATTTCGGATATCTTATGTTTAACTACCATAGGAGTACCGTAATCTGAAGCGACAATATCTGCGAGTTCTTTCGCTAATGACGCGATTGTTACTGGCTTTTTGTGAGTGATTTCGTCAGCTTCAAAGAGAATACGAGTATTATTGATTAGGTCAACCACAGAGACAATTTTTGCGTTAGCCCTACTAAACGCATATCCATCGACTATATGTTCGGTGCCATCAGATTCGTATACTGTGTCACCTCTCTTAAAAGGTATACCGTCTTTATCCAGCGGTAGTCCAATCATGTTTGACGTGTCACATAAATCTAGGACTACTCGGAATATCGTCTTTAAGTCTTCAGTGTATGACGTTGTACTAGGGACACACTTGCCCACTATCGATTCGTAGAATGTTTTTTCGTCTACATAGCCAACACTCTTTATTCTTTCAGCGATTGCTGAACGCTCTTCTTTAGTTAGCATTCTCACCATCTCCAAGAAGTCCATAGATACGTTGTGGCAGCTGTCCTTGGTATGCGTCTGCTACTTTGTCAGCGTCAACTCGAAGCGTGGTGCCAAGCCAAGACTCAGCAACCTCACGCCTGACCATCTCGCAACCGCCGGGAAGCTCACCGTCTTGTGTTGCGCACTCAAGCACCTTGTCCGGGTAGAGCGTGACAAGGCGGCTCAAAGTGTCAATACCAGAATCACTTGTCATGATCCAGTCAACAAACTCAGCAACACTCTTAACCTGTGGTACAACCTCAACCTTTGGCTTGGAGAGCCTTGCTGACACGGTACCAACCTTCTTGCCGTTCACCTTGAGGTCAAGTTTGGAAACTCCCATTTGCACGTAGAGGTTCTTAAGCTCGTCATCAAGCTGTGTGCGCAAATTGTCTGCTGCGTGTGCGTCAAGGTGCTCCTTAACCTTCTTTTGAAGTGCTGTTAGGAATGCAACTCTCTCAACTAACAGCTCACGTTCTTCTTTGTTCATATCAAATCCTTTCTTAGCTGACTGAATCAGCAAGCCATCTATCCATTTCATCGCAGGTAATCATGTAGCCACGCTCTTGTCCTGCTGGCTTAATAAACTTGAGTGCTCCCGCCTTGTGTTCGGCTCTTAACATTGAGCCTGGAATACCAGAGTATTTAGAAGTCTGAGCAATCGTGTAAGCTAGCTGTGGTGGAAGTCCTGCAAGCACTGCTGCATTGAGTGAGCGAGAGCCGTTGACAGTTCCCGTCTTCTCTGCGAGCTCTCTTTGTGCTTCTGCAGACGCAATCATGAACTTCTCAAATAGCTTTGCGAGCACGCTCACGTCTGCGGTAATCTCTTTCTGCTTCGTTGATGTCATCAATCCACCTCCAAACAGGAATAGAGATTGCTATGTATGGGAGAAGTCCTGGAATGCCACAAGCTGCAAAAGTGGCGTAAATAAGAGCAAATAAGATGCCTGTCATTGCTGAGCAGATGTAAGCTCCAACGGCAATCTTCTTAAACTGAAGCGGTATACTCTTCATATGTTCACCTCCGCGGAGAACAGAGCCCTTGCATTGGTTCCAGCAATGTGAGGGCAAACTTTTTAGATTTGGTTTTGCATAGAAATAAAGCGTCTATGCACGCTCTTCACGCTTTGCGTGGCGGACTGTAAGGTCCTACATGGTTATCACTACGACCATGCAACGTTATCTGGCAACCATTGGCCATTCACTTTATTGCGACAGGTACTCACCAACTCAAAAAGCTGAGCAAGTGTTGTTGCTTTCCCTGTAACGTTTTACGTCTATACGGTTTGCAAGGTACGTAGTGCGTGGGTAGTTAGTAATGAAAATGTTTGTTTAACTAACCTTTTGAGCTAAAAAAATATCGCTAATATCACAGTTCAAAAAATGGCACACAGCTTTTGCTTGTGTGAGACTCATTTCCTCTTGGTTTTCCTCATATCGCGCATAAGTTTGACGAGTTACACCCAGTGCTTTAGCGATTGCGTTCTGTTTAACGCCTTTCTTGATGCGATATTCTTTTAGGGTATTCATTTGACCTCCTCTCTGTTCGTTTGCAAAACATATGTTAAATAGACAAACCTTGTTTGTCAATAAAAAACTACTAAAATATTAAGAAAATCAAACATAGTGAAAGGCAGAATGACATGTCTTTAGCACAAAATATCAAGAAACTACGTCTAAATATGGGCTTAACGCAGGGAGAGCTCGCTGAGAAAATCAATGTTACTAGGTCAACTGTTACTCAATGGGAAACAGGTTGGACACAGCCAAGAATGGGTGCTATTGAGAGAATGGCATCTGTATTTAATGTTTCTGTAAGTGACATTGTTAGTGAAGACGCACCAGTTATTTCTGGAGCGATGAAAGCAATCTCTAATGGAGAATCATATCTACCTCTTGTATCTCTAGGCAGAGTACATGCTGGAGTACTTGTAGATGAAGAAGTGTGTGAGAAGACTGTAAATGTACCTTCTAACATTGCTAAAAATCACCCTAGTGCAATGGTGTTAGAAGTTGAAGGCAACTGCATGAACCGCGTTATCCCAGAAGGCTCTCATGTTCTTTTAGACCCAACAATTACGCCTTCTAATGGATCTATTGTCGTGGTAGAAACCGAAGATTATCAAGCTATTATGAGACGTTGGTACAAAGGTAACAACTCTCTTATGCTCACCGCTGACAGTTATGAAGAATTTGAAGACCTTATTTTTACTGGCGATGAACAGTCTATTAAGGTCATCGGTACTGTTGTGTGGTTCCAAGCAGCTAAAGAATTGGATTAGTTATATAAAGCTTGAAATAGTTATGAAAGGATTTTGGAAATGGCTGTTTATCAAGACAAAGCAAGAGACCGCATTAAAAAAGGCTTAAGGCGTATGACAACGATTGTCGAGAAAGGACGCTCTGAAGACTTCAAAGAAGCTGATACTCGCAAGATTGTCTCAGATATTCTATGTGAATATCTTGGTTGGGATAGATTTGACAATGTCACAGCAGAGCAAATGATTGGCTCCCGCTTTGCAGATTATGTCGTCAGAACGTCGGATGAAGAAGTGTTTGTCGTTGAGGTTAAGCAAATCGGACTTAAGCTCAAGGAAACACATCTCAATCAAGCACGTCAATATGCTGTTGACGAAGGCATTGACTGGATTATTCTTACCAACGGTGATGACTGGCAGGTCTATCGCACTAAGCTTGAAGGCAAAATCCCTGTCACAAAGCTAGTATTCAGAGTCACTATTTCCGACAAGGAAACAGCTCCAGCACAGAAAGCAGAGCTGCTTTACCTGCTCTCTGAAGAAGCTCATCGTAAAAATGAGATTGATGACTATTATCAGAGACGCATTGCTCTTTCTGGAGAGAACCTTGCAGATCATATCATCTCAACTGAAGTCATCAATAAGCTGCGAGTTGCTATCAAGAACACAACAGGGCAGAACCTGAAGAATTCAGAAATCGCAGAAGCTCTTGTAGCACGTTTATTCTTGCCCGAAAAGGTTACAGATGACAGCCGTAAAGCAATCGCAAAAATGAAAAAAGACGAGCGTAAAAAACCAGTTGTAAAGACAAAAGCTGCGTCTGAGGAAGAATAGCAGAATAAAAAGCCCTCTGCGTCCGGCAAGACTAATCAGAGGGCAGCTTCCACGAAATTGGGCGATAGCGAGGAAGGTATATACATTATGCCACGTAAACGCTCTTCATGGGGTTCAAATCAGCCAATGGGTCCTGGGAAACGTAGAATCCGCTATATGGCTGACACAGGAGATGGCAGAGGGTTCACAAGACACTCTGAGACCGTCTACGGCACACGCAAACAAGCTGATGAAGTATTAGCGCAAAGACGCATAGAACACAGTTCAGATAAGCCTGTGCCAACGCTCAGACAGGCTTTTGAAGCGTGGTACCTTCCAGAATTGCAAGAACAACTGAAGACAGGTGAACTCTCTCAGAACACATACAAGAACTATGTCAGTAGATGGACAAGGCATATAGAACCTGTTTGGGGAAGTTTGCCAATCACGGCAATTAAACCTCTTGGAATCCAGGAATGGTTGCTCACTATGACACAGGGAATCGCTGAGACATCGCTTATGTTGCTGCGTAAAGTGTTTGATAAGTGCGTCATGCTTGAGCTGCTACCAGCAAACCCTGCAAACGTCACGTATAGGATGCCTAAGCAATCGAATAAGCGTGATACGGATGTTTACTCGCTTAGTGAACTTTGCGAGGTTCTAGAAGCTCTGCGTGGCTCTGTTGCTTATATCCCAGCTATTCTCTGTGGCATTGGTTCATGCCGTGTTGGTGAGTCATTAGGCGTGAAAAAAGAAAACATCATGTCTTATGAATATGATGGCATGACGCTTGCCATTATTGACATTGATACACAGGTAGACAACAACGGAGAAGTGCTCGACAAGCTCAAGACATCACAAAGCAAGAGACCTATAGTCATTCCAGAGCCATGGTCAAAAGACATTCTCTCAATTGATACAGACTGGCTTACGGATAAAGGCTATGGAAAGCCAGTAAGTCAGCAGGTAGTGCGTTATGTATGGAATAGGCTTCTCAAAGAAAAGAATCTTAAATACATTCCATTTAGAAATCTGCGTAATTCTTGGCGCACTATCATGCGTTGGGAGTTGGGTATAGATTCTGACTATGTAGAGAAGATGATGGGTCACGCTGGAAAGGGCGTTGGTGAAATACACTATGATCGTCCGCAATGGAGACAGTTTGCGGATGTTGTAGGAGAAGCATGGGTTAGATACATGGCAAAGAGTAATTAA